CAGCAACAGCAGATGCAGCAGGGCCTCATGCAGCAGATGTTGCAGCAGTCTCTGATCGACGCGGCGCGTGGCCAATATGCAGGCTATACCGGCGCACCGCAGGCAGCGCTTGCAGCGCCATTGGCGGCGATTGGAGCAGCGCCAACGCCTCAAACAACCACACAATCAAAGCAGGCCGGTCTATTTGATTATCTGAAGCTGCCATTTATGTACGCGGCACTGTAAGGAATGAGCGACATGATTAACCCCAACCGCACCTTTACTGAAGAAGACTTTGTAGGACAGGAAAAGTCTGCGCGCCGTAAGGATATGGCTGGCGCGTTTGCTGGATGGTTAAACAGCATGTCGATCAGCCCTGATCCAAACTTGCCGCAAGTCCTGCAAGCATCGCAAGCAAGACGCGCAGATAAGATCAAAGGCAATCGCACGGTAAACATGCTTGAGCAGGCTGGCCGGACTGATCTTGCCGACATGGTAAAGGCAGGAACGCTAGACCCGAAGCAAGCAGCAGCGCAGCTATTCGCAGAAGCTGGTGAGCGTCGTGCGTTTGAGCGGCAGAAGGCCTTATATGATTATAAGTTTGGTTTAGACCAAAAGCTTGCTGCGGCTAAGACCGTTAAGCCTCTTACGCAGCTTGCGAAGATAAAAGCCGACTTTGACGCTGGCCTACTTAGCCAAGAAGATTACAAGATTGCCGTCGAGACATTTGCCAGCAAAAATAAAATGGGAGTTAGGGTAGGCCCAGACGGAACAATGGAATTCGTACAAGGCGCTGACTTGCCAAAGCTAACAGAGGCTCAAAGCAAGGACATTAATTGGGCCGCTAGGATGACCGGAGCATTGCAGGCGTTTGAGCCTGTCGCGGATGTATTAACATCTCCTACAGATAAATTGTTTGGACTAGACCCAACTGGATTATCAAGGTACGCCCAGAGTGGAGATTATCAAAAAGCAGAGGTTGCTGGGCTTGAGTTCTTAGCGCCATTGCTGCGCAAGGACACTGGCGCTGCTGTTACGCCAAAAGAATGGGATTTCTATAGCAGAATCTACATACCGACGGTTGGGGATCAGCCAGAAGCTTTATCCCAGAAAAGAGCTGCCAGAACACGCGCTCTTGAGGCATTGAAGTTAGGCATCCCGCCAGAATACGTCACTAGGGTTCAAACTGTTGGCGGCGACCCCGTGCAGGAAGCTATTTCAGAGGGCGTTATCGAAGCACCAGCGGCACAGCAGCAGCCAGCGGCACAGCAGCAGCCAGCGGCGAGTGGGGCAAAAGTTATTAAATATGACGCACAAGGCAACAGGATAAACTGATGATTGAAGCGCAGCTTGCAGATGGAACAATTCTTAGATTTCCAGATGGAACGGATCAGGCGGTTGTTGACCGTGTGGTCAAGCAGCATGTCATGGGCGCGGCGCCTCAAGACCAAATAGATACATTTGGGGAAAAAGCCGAAGATGTCGGCAGGGCCGCTGCCGCTGGCGCTGGGCGAGGGGTAATAGGAACACTTGAATTACCTGAGATGGCTGCGCGCGGGTTGCTTAGGCTTGGCCAAGAAGGCTTGCAGGCAATGGGATATGATGTCGGAGAAGATATACCCGTTCTTGACACGGCAACCGGAAGGGCTTTGCGATCAGGCGTAGAGGCGATTGGCCTTGAAGATGAGCTTGCGTATCGCGGCCAGACTAGAGGCGCAAGAATACTAGGTACTGCGGCAGAGTTTGCTGGTGGTGGTGGCGGTTTAGGCATTGGGGGCAAAGGTTTAAAAACTGCTGGACAGGTTGCAAGCAAACTCGCCCCAAAAGCTGGAGGCGTAGTAGAAAGCGTAGGCCAAAAGCTTATTTCTGCCGGAGTTTCGGCCCCAGCGATAGCGACAGCAGGGGTTGCTGGCGTTGGCAGTGAGCTTGCTGGTGAGGCAACTGAAGGCACCATATTTGAGCCTTATGCGAGAATAGCAGGCGCATTGGCTACGCCAGCAGCAGCTGCTAAAGCGTTTAACATTGCCGCCAAGCCTTACGATAAGTTGATAAAACCATCAATGATGGCAAAGCAAGTCAACACAGGCAATCGCTTTGTCGATGAGGCGCTAGGAAAAGCCATCGTTCAGCCGAAATACGAAAATCAAGTTATAGCCAAAAACGCGGCTTATAAAGCGGCTGATGAATTAGGTGATGTGTTCACGCCGACAGATATAAGCGGCTTGGCAGAGGGGGCTAGAAGTCGCCTTTTTGCTGGGGAAAGAGGCACTACAAGATTTAACCCAGATTATGACGAGCATATAGTTAAAGCGCTAGCGAGGATTGATGACGCGGCAAGCTCAAGCACTGGCTTCATTGGGATGGATGCGCTCAAGCGTCAGCTTTATTCACTTTACAGAAAGGGCTTAGGGCAGGGCGAACAAGCATACGACCCAAGGCTCAAGTCAGTAATTGATGACTTGGACGATCTAATGGCGTCTAAGTCACAAGGCAGTCGCCTTATGAACGCGGCAAGATTGGCCAACAAAAGGCTGAAAAAGTCTGAGCTTCTTAGGGACAGGCTAGAGATAGCGGAGCTTGAGACAGCAGCGGCTGGAACTGGCAGCAACATCTTAAATAAATATAAGCAAGCTATTAACAAAATAATCAATAGCAAGCGGGATAGCGCATATTTTGATGAAGGCGAGCTTAACGCGATGAAGGCAATAGTTAGCGGCGGCATATCTGATGATATCCTTAGAAAGATCGGCGGCTTATCCCCTACGGGAGATAGAATGAGGTCAGCCATATTTGGCGTGGCTGCAATTATGGAGCCAATGACGCTTACACTATCTGCCGCTGGACTTGGTGGAAAGTTTTTCTCCGATAGTGCAATCAAAAGCCAGCTTGCGGATCTGGATAGGCTTTTATCAACAGGCGCTACCCCGACAAGGATAACGCCACCCATGGCTCCAAGAGCGCTTGGACTTGCGGCAGAAGATGAGGAACAATAACATGCAACCACAACCAAAAGATCGCCGCGAGATAGAAAGCATTGTTCAGAATGCGATCAGCGATGCCGTTGATTTTGTAGAAAGCGAAATCAGCCAAGACCGCATCAAGGCGCAGCGCTACTACGACGGCGAGGTTGATATTGGCCATGAAGACGGGCGCAGCAAGGTTGTGTCAACAAAGGTGCGTGACACGATCCGCTCTGTGAAGCCAAGCCTGATGCGAATTTTCATGTCCACCGCGAGGCCGGTAGAGTTTATCCCGAAAGGCCCAGAAGACGTTGCGCTTGCGGAGCAGGCCACCAGCTTCATCCAGCATGAGTTTACGCGTCTAAACGGATACCGCGTGCTGAACGACGCCTTCCAAGACGCTATGGTCAAGAAGCAGGGCATCGTGAAGGCGTATTGGCACGACTACCCAGTAGCAGAGATATACACCTACACCGACTTGTCTGATGATGAATACACGTTTCTGATCCAAGAAGATGACGTGGAAGTGATTGAGCATACGATGGAAATGTCCATCGAGATGGATCAGATGGGCATGCAGATCGAGCTTCCTGTCCATTCGGTCAAGATTAGCCGCACAGAAATGAAGGGCGAGCTGCGCATAGAAAGCATCCCGCCAGAAGAGTTCTTCGTAAACCGCGACTGCCGCTCATTTGATGACGCATATGTGGTGGCCCACCGCACAGACATGCGCGTTGGCGATCTGGTCGAGATGGGCTTTGACTTTGACGTCATATCAAATTTAACGCCGTTTGACGGCACAAACGACATGACCGGCGCAGAGGTGCTTGAGCGCCAAGGCTACGAGGAAGACTTGTCGGACGAAGACGAGCTAGACCCAGCCATGAAGCTGGTTGGAATTACAGAAGCCTACATGCGTATGGATGTGGACGGAACAGGCGTGCCGGTGCTGTACAAGTTTCTATGCGGCGGCACATCATACGAGCTGCTAGACTTCATGCCGTGCGACGAGATCCCGTTTGCCAAGTTTGAGATCGACCCAGAGCCACATAGCTGGTACGGCCACAGCCTTTCTGAGCTAGTGGAAAACGATCAGGACGCCGCGACGTCTATTCTGCGTGGCATCTTGGATAACGTGGCGATGACCAACAATCCCCGCATTGGGATTGTGGACGGCGCAGTAAATATCGACGATGTGCTGAATAACGAAATCGGCTCACTTGTCAGAATGCGCCAAGCCGGATCTGTGCAGGATCTAAGCGTGCCATTTGTCGCCGGTCAGACGTTATCTGCGCTGGCATATATGGATCAGCTCACAGAGCAGAAGACAGGCGTTACAAGCGCCTCTGTGGGGCTGAATCCAGACGCATTGCAGTCTACCACAAAAGCAGCCGTTCAAGCGTCTGTGCAGGCTGCTGCGGGCCAGACAGAGGTGATGGTGCGTAACCTAGCTGACGGCCTGCGCGACTTGTTTGGCGTCATGCTGCGCCTAATGAATAAAAACATGGACGAGGAAAAGATGATGCGGATGAACGGGCAGTTTATCCCCGTCGATCCGCGTGTTTGGGATACGTCAATGGACATCAGCATCAACGTCGGGCTTGGCACTGGCCGCGAAGAAGAAAAGCAGATGGCGTTGCAGCAGGCGTTGCAGATGCAGCAGATGGTTTACCAGCAATATGGCCCGATGAACGGCTTGGTGAGCTTGACCAATATCCGCAACACGCTGGCAGACAGTCTGGCGCTGTCAGGCGTGCGCAATGCCGACCGTTATTTCGCGCCAATTACGCCGGAAATCGAAATGCAGATGCTACAGATGCAGCAGCAACAGCAGGCCATGATGGCGCAGCAGGGTCAGGCGCAAGATCCAAACGCCGCATTCTTGCAGGCTGAGCAGATGAAGGCGCAGGGCAAGATGCAGTCTGACATGATGAAATTGCAGCTAGACGCACAAAAAGCGGCG